TATCCATCTCAAAAGATAAATACTAAAACGTTTCATAGCATCAAAACCATTTTTTTATACTCAACAGCTATAGTCATTTCAATTTTGCAACCACGAAATCTATACCAGTCTTGAGCAAAAACAACAATGTCGGCTTCTGATAGTTTTTGTATGGCAGTACCTAAACAATATACAGGGTCTTTTTTATCACCATCAGGAATAAAAGAATCTATAACGTCAACATCTGTTATTATTTCATGTAAACGATTGACAAGTTCCTGTCGTTCTAACATAATTTGTTCGCTAGTTTTTCCTCTCATTCCTTGCGAAATAAAAACTTTCATATTACCTCCTAAATACTAGGTTCACTTAAAAGTTGATAACTAGGTGTATATGGAGCTGTTATTTTAGCACCATTATATATTTCCACCTGAACAATACCTCTATTATATGCGGTTTGAGAACTTGAACCTGCTGTTCCTAAATACACACCTGTTATTGTGGCGTTATAATTGTAACTGCTAGAGCCTGATCTGAATTTTGCACCATTTACATAAGAGTCATAGTTATATCCTGATGCTGTACGTTCTATTACAAATACAAATTCGTTTATATCATCAGATCTGACCATATAACGGAACTCTCCACTACTTTCGCTAGAACTGCTGTTAAAAAAGTCTCTTTCTGAGGATCTACTTGTTAAGCCACACCAAAGGGAAGAACCACTAAAGCCAAATTGTAATCCGTAAGTATTATTGTCTGAATAATCAGATGCAACTCTGCTCGGTGTTAAAAATCGCAGATAGTTATAAGAATAACTAGAGCTTGCATAGACTAAAAATCTAAAGGTTTTGACAGTTCCAACAGTATCAAAAACAATACTAGGTATATTGACATGTCTGCCACTATTGTTACTTTTTTGGCCGTCAGATCCCGATGAAAGTCGATAATTTGTTGTTGTTTCGTGATACGGAGCAGGTTCGACAGCCATTAAAACAGGTCTGAAATTATTTGTTAAAGCTGTCATTCCATACAATTCTTCTGAGCCGTCAACAGTACCGTTAGGGACTAAATTCCACAGAGCCTCCAAATCACTATCAGCAGGAACAACCGAATAACGATTACCGATGCCAAAACCTGCGTTAAGAGACGGAGATGGAATTTGCATCCAATATGTAGTGTCAGTAGGAAGTGCTGTCACGTTATCTTGCATACACCAATAGGCGTTGTTGTTATAAATTACAACATCATTGATAGCATAAGTATCGTTGCTGTTATAAGCTCCTTTAGGAGTAACACCTTTACTCACGCACATAAAATAGTTTGTGTTTGTTGGCAAAGTACCAGCAGGAACGCTTGTTGTTGCCGTATATAAAGAATTTTCATATACGACAAAATCATTTTTAGTATACGATGTGCTACTAGACCATAAGCGAGTGTTAAAGCCAATTTTACCTAAATTGATTGAATGAGTTTGAGTAGACATTTAATATCCTCTAGTTAAATTATTGAAAATTTTTGTAAAGCCCTTTTGATAATTCCAATAATAATAATTGCTTTTATTAGCACTGTAATAAGAACAGTAATACAAAGCACCTTGAAACGGCAAAACTGTCATTAAATTCACAATGGAGTTCTGCATATCTGATCGCATTGGATGGTAGTTCATAACATTTGCACACCACGTATCACCAACAGCGTAACCACTGCTCGATGATGCCATGTAATCAGGGTAACTACCTTTATTATCTTTTTTGGCCATATAAACACAGTTATTATAATGCACTGTGTTTAATGCCTGATAGGTTGCTGTATTATCCCACTTTCCACTGAAAGTAGGATTGAAATAACCTATATCAATCCTAACTTGTGTCATATTATTTCCTTAAACTTCAATTAAACGATAAAGCATACCATCTTCATCAACGCCTAGTTCGGTCGCAAAGTTCGCATCAGTAATCCTAAGTATAACCTCATCATTAACAGTTTCGGCTGTTATCGGATAGTAAGTATTTATTTCCAAAACAAGCTGAGAGAAGTTATTTATTCCGAAAATAAAACTTGCTTCTCGACATTCGCCCTCAATAACAACAGGCTGATAACAATACGTTGTAGCACCATTGTCTACTCTATAACTGCTAATAGTGAATCTTACATAACGTTCAATGTCGCAAGGCAGTCTTGTAGTCAGACTTAAATCTGTAGTGGTGTATACGTATCTTACAGAGCCACTATTGTTAGACATAGCCACTTCATACGAAACACCTGATTCGGCTGTAATATTTGTGTTATCAGTCCATAATACAAAGTTATCGGTAAGCTGTGTAAGTCTGTTTCTAGGTTTCCATGTTAAAGCAGTTGCATAATATAAATCAAACTGTTTCAGGTCAGGGAAGAACTGTCCACCTTGTTTTACACACGCAGGAGGGTACGGCATGTAGGCTCTGCCACTAACAGAGGTTTCAATACTTTCACACAGATTTAAATTCTGCACGTCTTTATCAAGAGTGTAAGGGAATTTAAATAAATAATTTCCAGCAACGTAATCATTGGTATTATACAGGTTTTTGTCATTCATTTTAAAGAAATAAATTACTGCACCTGCATTATGTTTTTGTGGTACAGTGTCGAATAAACCTCTAGCAATACTCAAAGTATTGTTCTTAACACTAACCTCACCAATACCGATTATTTCATCGTCAATAAGTCCGACATAAGAGTTGTCAATTCTACTCAAATCGCTCTCGTTAGTAAAAATTAAATTGTTGTCTAACTGTGCGATGTTATTAACTAAAACGCATGAGGCAACAAAATCATTTTTATCTGTACTGCCGACAGAAGTCCATGTTTCGCCATTATCAACGGAGAGATAATGTTTTGCTCCGTCAAGTTTAACAGTGTTGTATGAACTTATGAATACGCCTACTTTACCACCTGTATTAGAAGTTCTGTCAAGCAGAGCGTCAATATCCTCTCCAAACTTGTATAGAACATAGTACGGAAGTTCCATAGTTTTAATGAACTCGATGTTGCTAGGCAAAGGTGTTTCAGGCTCTACATCTACAGGTTTAACATATCCAGTAGAGTCAGGCATGAAGAATTTATCCTGTACGATTTCCATTGTGATCTCATTGGAACTGCTACCACCATATGTTATTTTGAACACACGGAATACAAGATTATCAATCCCTAAATGTGGGAAATTCAGCTTGATACAATCACCTAAATTTAAAAATCTGCCTGCTAAACCAACTTTGATAGTACAGCTAAAGAATTGTCCTGATGTTTCATACAAGTCTCTTTGAGCTAGTTTATCAGCAACAGTAGGGAAGTAAACATAAGGATAATCAAAATCAGCGTTGATAATTTCGCCTTGTGCCTGCATAAGAGCTAGATCTTGATAAACAATAGAAGCATCTTCTCCTGTTTTGAAGTTTTTATACTTGCATGTGACTTGATTAACACATTCGCTTAATGCAGTACGCTTAACATTACTGATTTCCAACACATTAGACGTATCAAATACAAGCAGTTCAGCAGGATCATAATCAGCTCTAAACAGCTTTATCTGAACAAGCCCTGTCGCTCTATCTACACGTAAAGTACCACCGATAACCTTTAACACTTCTCCGATAAAATCAGATACTTTATCGTCACTTTCAAAGACAAATGAGATACCCATTTTCTCATTATAGAGAACATCAGCAACAGCTCTAAAGTTAGCATCATCAATAACGCTTTCGTCTTTACCTAATCCCCATACTTTACTTGTGATTGCTTCACGGATTGCATGAGCAGGATTGTAGTCTAATTGAGAAGTGTCGTATTCAGAACTACCATCTTCTAAATCACGAGCAAATGCCACGGCAATATCACCGCAAACACAAATCATATAATTATAAGTAAGCAGGAAGTAAGTGCTCTCACCGATGTCAGAAACAGGTAAAGTATCAGGTATTGTGTAGGTTTCAATTCCTGTGCCTGATTGTGAATAGAAAATTGATACATGGTATTCATCATTATTGTCGTGAGATAGAATGTAAGTAACACCTTTTTCAGAGTCGCAACCAAAGCAGTCAAAAGTATCAGCACTAGGCTTGTTCACGAAATGA